TATTCGTGAAGTTAGTAATAACTTGTTTATTATTGATAGTGCGGCAGATAGTGGTGATTACTACAAAACACAACAAATTACACCAACACCAGCAAATGTGACTGCAGATAGTGATTATGGATTTAATACTGTAGATTCAGATAACATTAGTAATATATAATAGTATGAGTGAAGATAAAGATAATAAGAATATAGATGCCGATTACGAGTATAGTCGAAAAACATACTACGAATTAATAGAAAAAAGTAAAGAGACTTTAGATTTAATGGCAGATGTTGCTAGAGAATCAGAACACCCACGTGCTTTTGAAGTATTTGGGAACATGGTAAAACAAATAGCAGATGTTAACGACAAGTTAATGGACGTAAATGCTAAGTTAAAAAAAGTTAAAACAGAAGAAGACATTAAACAAATAGGACAAACAACTAATAATCTTTTTGTTGGTACAACTGCAGAACTACAAAAACTTATAAAAAAAGAGAATGTTATAGATGTTGAACCCGAAGAGTGAAACTTATCTTGGTAATATTAATGTTAAACGTGATGGTGTTCAACATGACTTTACTAAAAAAGAAATTAAAGAATATGTCAAGTGTAGTCAAGACCCTGCATATTTTTGTGAAAAGTATTTAAAAATTATTTCACTTGATGAAGGTCTAGTACCTTTTAAACTTTACCCTTATCAACATGAAATGTTTTCTCATTTTGATAACAACAGATTTTCTATAGTATTAGCATGTCGACAATCAGGTAAATCAATTAGTTCTGTTGCATATCTTTTGTGGTATGCATGTTTTCACCCCGAAAAAACAATTGCAATACTGGCAAATAAAGGTGCTGTAGCAAGAGAAATGTTAGCAAGAATAACTCTTATGTTAGAGAATCTACCTTTCTTTCTTCAACCAGGTACCAAAGCACTTAACAAAGGTTCAATAGAGTTTAGTAATAATAGTCGTATTATCGCATCTGCAACGTCTGGTAGTTCTATTCGTGGTATGTCTGTTAACTTACTATATCTTGATGAGTTTGCTTTTGTAGAACGTGCCAACGAGTTCTATACGTCTACATATCCTGTTATCTCTGCTGGTACTGATACAAAAGTAATTGTTACTTCTACTGCAAATGGTATTGGTAATACGTTTCATAAACTCTGGGAAGGTGCATGTCAAAATGTCAATGAGTTCATACCATTTACTGTAAATTGGAGTGACGTTCCTGGGCGTGACGAGAAGTGGAGAGAAATGACAATTGCAAATACATCTGCTTTACAATTTGACCAAGAGTTTGGTAATACGTTCTTTGGTACAGGTGATACTTTGATTAATGGAGAAACACTTATGGGTTTTCGTGCAAAGAATCCACGAAAGGTACGAGAAGGTGGTGATTTATTAATTTATCGAGAACCTACTAAAGACCACCAATACATCATGACAGTAGATGTCTGCAAAGGAAGGGGACAGGATTATTCTACGTTTAACGTTATCGATATTAGCACTAGGCCCTTTAAACAAGTCGCTGTCTATCGCAATAATACTATTTCTCCTGTATTGTTTCCTAATATTATATATAAGTACGCTAAATTCTATAATGAGTGTTATGTCGTTATTGAGTCAAATGACCAGGGGTCTGTAGTCTGTAATGGACTATATCAAGAACTAGAATATGAAAATATTCATATGGAGTCTGCTGTCAAGGCAGATAGAATTGGAATTGAAATGACACGTAAAGTAAAACGTATTGGGTGTTCATCAATTAAAGACATTCTAGAGCATCGTAAACTCCAGATATATGATGAGCAAACAATACTCGAAATATCTACATTTACTGCTCGAGGTCAATCTTACGAAGCAAGTGATGGTAATCACGATGATTTAATGATGAATCTAGTTATGTTTGGGTATTTTGTTTCTGGTACATATTTTAGAGACTTAACAGACATTGACTTAAAAAAGATAATGTTTGAAGATAAAATGAGACAAATAGATGAAGATGTACCACCTGTAGGGTTCATAGATGATGGTACTCAGTTTGAACAAGAACTAGAAAGAAAAGAACAAGCAGAACGTTGGTTTGACCAACACAACGATGAGATAATTCAAGAAGAGTGGTAGAAATCAGTTTTTGTATAAATAAAAGCATATATTGAACATAACCGTATTATGATAACTTATAATTAGACTAACGAATAGGATAGAATCATGGCATTATTTACACCTTCGGCATCGCCTGCTGTAACTGTAAAAGAAGTAGACTTAACGGGAGTAGTCCCTAATGTTGCGACTAATACAGGTGCATTTGTGGGCAACTTCGGTTGGGGTCCAGTAGGAGAAACTACATTAATTTCTAACGAAGCAGGACTAGTAGAAGTATTTTCTGCACCCGACACAACTAATACGGTAGACTTTCATTCGGCCGCTTACTTTCTGAGATACTCAAATGCACTACAAGTAGTACGTGAAACAGACTCAGATGCTAAAAACTCTTTAGCAGTTAACAATAAAACTGGCACTAATGCAAGTGCAACTAACCAAGCACTTGGCAATTTAACTGCCTTCGAAGCGGCAACTATTGACTCAAGTGATGGAGCATTTATCGGTAGATTCCCAGGGTCATTAGGTAACTCTTTACTAGTATCAATATGTGGTACTTCTGACTCAGATGGTGGTGGTGCTATTAATTTTAATGCATGGACATACAAATCACAATTTGATGCCGCACCAGGGACTTCTTCTTTTGTAAGTGGTCTTGGTGGTAAAAATGATGAAATACACGTAGCAGTTGTAGATGAAGATGGTGAAATATCAGGAACTGCTGGTACAGTCTTAGAAACATATCCTTTCTTATCAGTTGCCTCAAATGCAAAAGCAACTGATGGTACGTCTAATTATTACAAAGATGTTATCAAAGCAAAATCAGAATACATTTATGCTGGCGCATTTCATAGACATGGTGATTCAGATGGAATCAATGATTTCTCTGGTTCTCTATGGGACACAGCGGCCGCAAATGGTTCTCAAGATTTCGCAGGTGATGTAACATTCGGAACAGGACAAAATGAGTGGTCATTTACTGGTGGTGTTAGTTCATCAACATTAGGTACAGACGATGTCCTAAGAGGTTTCGATAAGTTTGAAGATGTTGACAACATTGAAGTTGACTTCTTAATCGCACCTGAATCTATTGCAGATGCAAATGCAACTACTGTAGTAAACGATTTAGTTTCTACAGCGGCATCATTAAGAAAAGATTGTGTAGCAGTTGCTTCACCAAGTAGAACTGCGGCAGTCGTAACATCAACAAATGCGGCAGTACTAACATGTAACAACACATATACTAAATCATCTTATCTAGTACAAGATAATAATTATCTAAAAGTATTTGATAAGTATAATGACCAATTTATTAAGATTCCTGCGGCATCAAGTACTGCAGGTCTAATGGCGGCAACTGACTTAGTTGCGGCAAATTGGTTCTCACCTGCAGGTCAAAGACGTGGTAGATATCTAGGAATAACAGATATAGTTCTTTCACCAAGTAAATCTGAAAGAGATACACTTTACAAAGCAGGTATAAACCCAATAGCAAATATACCTGGTCAAGGTATCATGTTATTCGGTGATAAAACTAACGAATCTAGACCATCTGCATTTGATAGAATAAATGTTAGACGATTATTCTTAGGAATAGAAAGAGCAATAGCAATTGCTGGTAGAAACGTAATGTTTGAATTCAATGATGAGTTTACTCGTGCTGAGTTCGTAAACATTGTCGAACCTTTCTTAAGAGAAATTCAAGGTCGAAGAGGTATAACAGACTTTAGAGTTGTTTGTGATTCAACAAATAACACAGCGGCAGTTATAGATAGAAACGAGTTTATTGCAAGTATATTCATTAAACCTGCAAGAAGCATTAACTTTGTGACTCTTAACTTTGTAGCAGTTAGAACTGGTGTAGAGTTTGAAGAAGTAGTCGGAACAGTTTAAGGAGATAAAAAATGGCAATAATGGGCGTAGATGATTTTAAATCCAAAATAAGAGGTGGTGGTGCTAGACCTAATCTCTTTAAAGCGACTATTAACTTCCCTGCATATGCAGAAGCAGATGTTGAATTGACTTCATTTTTATGTAAGGCCGCTCAATTACCTGCGGCAGTTATGAATGAGTTAATTGTACCTTTTAGAGGTCGTCAACTTAAAGTAGCGGGTGATAGAACGTTTGAATCTTGGACAGCAACAATAATCAATGATACTGACTTTAATGTTAGAAATGCTATGGAAAGATGGCAGAATGGTATTAACAATCACCAAGCAAATACTGGTTTAGTTAATCCTGTTGATTATCAAGCAGATTTAAAAGTAGAACAATTAGACCGAGACGAATCGGTCATCAAGACTTATAATTTTAGAGGTGCATTCCCTATAAATATTAGTGCAATTGACTTAAACTACGAAACAGTAGATACTATTGAAGAGTTTACAGTTGAGTTCGCAATACAATATTGGGAAAGTAACACTACATCTTAGTCTTAAAACATATATAAATAAAGAGTGAGAATAAAACTTGCTCTTTATTATGGGCGAATTGAATATAATATGAGAAATATATAT